TTCAAACGCTAGATGGTAGTGATGTCACAACTGATGTTCCAGATATTGAATGTGCGTTAGGTAGAACTACATTAATCGATGAATTGGTGTGTCCCGACGCGAGGACTATTGAGTTAGCTAGACAAATGATTGAGAAATATCCTGAATATAGTGAGATTATTCAAGATGATCCTGCTATTCCCACGTACGTGAAAGAGATGTTACGTCCTGTTGTCGAAGTGCCAAAACGTAAGTGGATTGGGATAACCAATTATCTACAACGTATGGTTAAGAAATTGGATGAAAATAAGTATAAGATTGCAGCTGGTTTGGTTGGAGCATTTGCAGTGGGCGCGACAGTCCAAGCAATGTATAGTGTTTGTAAGAAAATGGCCTATGTTTTTCAAAACTTAGTTTATGATAATAAGGCTATAATAAAACCAAATAATAGCCATTTACCTGCGCATAATTATATTCCACAAGACATAGGATTAGATATTAAAGATATAGAGATCATTAAGAAGATCCGCAAGAATATAGTTAAAATATCTTGGAGAACTAGTCCTACTAGTATACTTGGAGAACAATATGCAATGTATGTTGATAACCAAACCATACTAATAAATAAGCATTTCTTCTTTTTGGAGAAGGAACATATGGATAAAGGTGGACGTATTTATATAACCATGCCATCAGTTTTCGAAGGAGATACAATGGGTTGTAAGCCTTATGCCATACCTATTGACCAAAGGAAAGACATACCATCAGTTGACTTGTATGTGTGTACATTATCCGTAGTTACTCCTAATGTGAGTAACATACGTAAGCATATTATTCAGGATCCTAAAATAACTAATAGACATGGCATTTTGTTGGGGTGTTATGAGAGTTATGATAAACACGTTGATTGGACTGGTTATCTATCCAATCGTCCAATGTATTATGCCAAACTTAATCAAACTATTAATAATGACTTATATGAAGTTAGCTATAGAGAAGACGATAGTGGACGAAAACAAAATACGATATTTGGTGATTGTGGCCGACCTTATTATGTTTTGGGACACGGGATTGCTGGCATCCATGCTGCGGCAGATCTAAATCACTATTGTGGTGGAGCTGCTCCGATACGTGGTTTGACAAACATCGTCGTACCTGAACGAATTGCGGAAGTTCGTGCGCAACCAGTGAATAATTCGTATTGGTTTAGCCAATCGCCATTGTATAGTGAAGTTATTATCAATGGAGAAAAATTATCAAAATATGTTTCTAGACATTCAGCATTCGAAAGAATACCATGTCTCATCAATGAAGACGAATGTGATTATCACCCGACTGCTAAAGTAGCTAATGGAACTGTCGATCCACTAATTACTGGAGCGCAAAAGTGGGAAACTGATAAAGCCTCCGGTGTACCATTAAGATACATACGATCGTGTGCTCAGTACTTTATTGCTAAATTGGATAGTTTTGAATATGAACCCAAAGTATGGACACTTGATGAAACTATTAATGGGAACGGGTCCACTGGACCTTTAAATATGCGGACTTCATCTGGAATGTGGCAAGAGTATTTTGGATGTGGAAAACGTAAGATTTTTGATGTTGTTGAAGTGCCAGTTGGTGACCCACAACGTTATTGCTTTAGCCAAATGGCGTTAACACGTAAGATCCCACATAAGACTTTCGTTGAGATAGTTAGTGAAAAAGATGATATGTTGCGCCGTGGAGTAGTGCCCATATTTCCATTTATTAGTACATTGAAAGACGAATTACGGCCACAAGCTAAAGTTTTGGCAGGAAACACTCGTGTTTTCGAACAAGGGTCATTAGATCTTGTATTATTATGTCGCAAATATTTTGGATCATTTGTTGATGTGTATAGAAGTCATCCGGGATTCAAATTGTATCATGGAATTGGACGTGATAAAGATGCAGTGTGGGCGCAATATGCGCTTGGTTTGCGAGGATTTTCAGATTATG